TTCCATTGGCATTAGGTGGAATGCATCAAGATTCAAATTTGCAATTATTAAGAGCTAATTGCAATCAACAAAAATCTTTTAAACACCCAATTGATTTTATGCAAAGCAAAGGATTTTTATTATGAGACACCCCGAACCCCAAATAGTCACCCTGTACCGCAACACCCTCAAAGCCGAGCCGCCGAGGGTCTGCCATACCTGTGATTTTTATCAGCCCAATGGGGTTTGCGCCGAATATAACGACACGCCACCAGTGGAGTTTGCAAATGAACCTGGGGGCTGCGCGTTGTGGGAGTGGGAGGTTCCTTTCTGATGGAGTCTGAACATTTAGAGCAGGTCAGGCTTGTAAGCTGGTTTCGGCGCAACTATCCGGGCGTGAGGGTCTTTGCAATACCGAACGGGGGCCATCGTGGGGCCTCACAAGGCGCTGCGCTGAAGGCAGAAGGGGTTAGCCCTGGACTACCTGATATTTTTATCCCTGAGTGGCTTTTGTGGCTTGAAATGAAGCGCGAGGCAGGGGGCGTGGTCTCACCAGTACAAAAGGACTGGATTGCCTATCTGGAGGGTATCGGGCACAGGGTCATCATCGGGCGTGGTTTCGAGGATGCCAAGCGGCAGATTGAGAGCGTAAAAAAGCCCACCGAGTACAAGGTGGGCATTAGGTTGGAATAGGGTTACAGGTTTAGCAACACTGCCACCAGAGTGGCAAGCAGGGCTGCGAGCAGGATCAATTTGACCACCATTTGACAAGGGCAAGGGCAAGGCAGGTGGCAATGGTGAGGGCTAACAGATAGTCCCATATTGAATTGTTCATTCTCCAAGCCCCTTGCAAACAGGGCATACACTGCCATCGTATTCACCCTCACCACTGCCAGAGCAGGCAGGGCATATGCCTGGATCGTACTCGCCTGGGCCATCGTCAGCCATGTAAGCTGCTAGATCGTCGTCGTAGTCAATCATTATTTTCTCCATGTAAAAAATGAGCGGAAACCATTTTCGTCAATAATGTAGGCAAGGGGCTTACCAATTGACTCATCGTCGATTATGTCGGCTGTATGCTCATTTAACAGCCCTGGCATATCGTCTGACCCCAGATAAACCAGGTTTTTTGGAAGTGCATCGTAGGATGGATATTGTTTCATGTTGTCTCTTCGTCAATTACAAACTCAATATTTTGAATATCATGGGCAATAAGATTATTCACTGAATTACAAACAGCGCCATAAAAACCAGCCTGGGCTTTTAGTTGCTCACTGTTACCGTAATTCATTACAGCATGAGTCCAACGCTGATTAGCTGCGCTGATGTTATCAATATCTGCTTTTGTCATGCGCGATAAGTAAGCATTTAAAATGCGAGCATGGTCAATTTTAATTTTAGTCATGGTCAAACCCCTTTAATTACTGCCAAGCCACTAACCCGAAAGCATTTACCAGACGACAATTCAACATCGATTGTTCCGCATTGATGTATTTTCAAAACTTTAGCCAGATAACGCTTGCCATAAATTTCAACTTCAGCAAAATAGTTGTTTCTGATTTTAGTCATGGTTTATTCTCCAATAGTTAATAGTCTGCACAATGCAAACCCCTAAACCCTGCACTGGCAGGGCTTAGAGGGTGCATTAATAGGTCATATTGGGCTTGCTTGGCAACTCATTTAGATTAGCCCTGAGTGGCATGATATAAGCCACAGTCTTGCCCTCATGGTCTAGGTGAGCAAAGCCGCAGCCCATACCACCTGGGCGCACTTGTACGCAAAATTTACGCTTGCTGATAATGTCAGCAGCATCGGCAACACGCGCCAAATATTCAACGGCATAAAATACATGGTCTGGATATGGTGCATCATCATGCTTGCAAACCCTGCGCCAGTCTGGAAAAATACCGTCCATTTCCGAGACAATAGATATTTCACCCTTGAGTGATTCAAGGATTACTTGGCGTTTGGTACGATTCATAGCATCATACTTTCCAGCAAAGCCAACGGGCAGGGTTAATTTAATGCCGATGCGCCGATTAGCTTTAACCATGCTTGCAAGTGGTTCAAGTGGCATAATAAATTGACCAATTGGGCGCGATACGGTGTCAATTTGATGCACTGCGATACTGTGCCCACAAGTAGCGACTAAAAATGCACCAGTGGGGCCGGTATCAATGCAAACCCCCATTAGATAATGCCTGATATCTTTTTTTGCTGCAAACAGTCCCACAGCTGCAAGATGACCTGGCATAATCATTAAATCATTGTCAATTGTGGTGGTGGTTTCTGTAGCAGTAGCAGTAGCAGTAGCTTGTTCCATGATATTCCTAGTTTACTTGGCATAATTGCCCATTAGCCCTGACCCGCAGGTCTAACAGTTAATTACGCGCCAGATTTAAGAATCTTATCGGCTGCGCTGAAAATGCGCTGTGCTGATTTGTCGCTAATCTCTGCACCAGATAACCAGCTTTGAATATAGCCCCTGGACTCTGTTAGCCCTGGCAACTCTAGCAAGCTGCAAAGGATGTAAGCCACTGACTCAGCTTCAACTTCCCGAATGTCGCGGGGTGTAGATTCACTGTCTGACATTCTGTCTTCAGTGGTATGACCCAAAATTACATGGGCTAACTCATGGAATCTAGTCTTATGGGGCAGAACAGCCAATGGGTTAATCGCAATGGTCTTGCCACTTGCATAGCCCTGGCAGTTACCCGATGCACCAGTAAACTGCACTTCGTCAATGCTGAGTGCTTGCAGTGCCTTTGCCTTATCCCATGCCGGTATGCTGATTTCATTGGCAAAGTCTGCGCCTTCAGTCTGACTCAGGACAAACCAATTGTTTTTAAGTGCAAACATGCTAAACACTTCACCAGTCTTTTCCCCTGCTGAGTCTTTTTTGTTGATTGTCAGGGGCATCACTAGTGCGATGGCTTTCTGTCCCTTGCTGACTTGTCTGCCAAGCTCTGACCATCTTTTATAGGTAGCAATGGGGCCAAGCTCGATTTGTCTAGCCATGCACTGTGACCATGCCAGCATTTGATTACCAATGCTGTAACCGTGAAAAGTGCTATAGCACTTGCTGATGATACCGGGCTGAGTGACTGCATCGGTTAGCATGGCTGCCCATGCAACTGTTTGTTTCTGCTCCATTGTGATCCTTAGGTTGTTGAATACCGTTGTTGGTATGGATAGAGTGTAACCCTTTTTGTAACCATGCAACTATATTTATCACACTATTTTCTAGGTGTTTACCCTTGCTTTTTAGGTTGCACAAGATGCATATGCACTGCACGTGCATTTTGTGCAAGTGCACTTTTTGCACGTGCATGCACAAATGCACTTGTGCAATATTGCACAAAAAACAGGCAAATCTGCACGAAATGCACATCTCTCTTAAGAGATGTGCAAAAGTGCAATTGCTTGTAGGGGCTGTGCAGGGCTAAAATAGTGGTTTTGGACTGGTTTAGTTTGTGGTTACTAACATTTTGGAGGGTTTAGGATGCTGGCGCTAAAAAACCGTGAGGCACTGTCTGAAATTGTTTTGGAGAGCATGACCAATGGCGTGTCGATGCGCCAAGCCTGCATCAAAGCAGGCATAGGGGCTGCGACATGGATAGACTGGACAACCAAGGACCCAGTCCTGTCCGAACGCTACACGCGAGCGCGTGAAGCCTTGCTTGATGCGATGGTGGATCAAACCCTTGCACTTGCTGACGAACCAGTGCCCAAGCTAGACAATGGCGCTACTGACCCCGGACTAGTGAGGCAAAGGCAATTGCAGGTAGATACCCGCAAGTGGATACTGTCTAAGCTTGCGCCAAGCAAGTATGGCGACAGGCTTGACGTTTCAGTGTCTGACAATCGCATCAGCATCAGCGGTGCCCTGCTCGCCGCGCAGAGCAGGCTTGCACTAATGCACGATGATGCACAAGTGCAGGACGTGCAGGCCAAGCCCGACCAGGGGGAGGGGGGAGGGCCGAGCGACTAGGGCCACAGCTACGGAGGCTCCACGAACAATTTTTATTTTTTAATATATATTCTCGCAGTCGCCTCCATGCACTATCGTGCTTTATTTTTTAATAATATATATGCAAACAACAATCTACCAACCTGAAGACGAGCAGGAACTCATGGCAAGGCTATGGGTTCCATCGCTTAAAGATAACCCACTGGCGTTTGTTTTGTATTTGTTTCCCTGGGGTCAAAAGGGTACGCCGCTGGAGCATTTCTCTGGCCCAAGAAAGTGGCAGCGGGATGTACTGAATGACATTGCTACGCATATTAAGAATAACAAAGGCGTTATTGACTTTGCCGTACTTCAAGAAGCAATATCAAGCGGTCGAGGTATTGGTAAGTCGGCGCTAGTATCTTGGCTGACTATATGGATGTTGTCCACCAGGATTGGCAGCACAACCATAATCTCGGCGAACAGTGAGAACCAACTACGCTCAATTACTTGGGCTGAGATTACCAAGTGGTTGGCGATGTCTATTAACAGTCACTGGTTTGAAATCTCAGCCACTCGGGTAACGCCTGCAAAGTGGTTGACTGAGTTGGTGGAACGGGATTTAAAGAAGGGTACGAGGTATTGGGGTGTGGAGGGGCGGCTGTGGTCAGCGGAGAACCCCGACGCTTATGCTGGTGTACACAATTTTGATGGTGTGCTGGTGATATTTGATGAGGCAAGCGGTATTGACGACAGCATCTGGGCGGTGACGGGTGGATTCTTTACGGAGAACACGCCGAATCGCTTTTGGCTGGCGTTTTCTAACCCACGGCGCAACACGGGGTACTTTTATGAGACATTTCACTCAAAAAGGGACTTTTGGGTGACTAAGGTGGTGGATGCTCGGACGGTGGAGGGAACGGACAAGGCGGTTTATGGTCGAATTATTGATGAGTACGGGCCGG